GTTACGGCTGTCCAACCTATTACAGTAGGAGTAGATGTTACTGTTGTTTCTGCTTCTGATGTTCCTCCTGTAATAACATTATTTGTAGCAAATACAGAAGTAGGCAGTCTACCAAAATCTATTGTTAATGAAGCAGAGGCTCTTGCTTTTACAGTTCCTGAAACACCTGTTGATGTACTATCACTAGAACTTGTTACTGCTGTTACAGTTTCTCCTACTGTAAAGTTTGTACCATGACCTGACGTAACTGCTACTGTATAGTAAAAATTCCAATGATGAAGATAGTTATTTCCTGAAGATGGGGTACGACAGGCAAGTATTCCTTGATTAACACCGTTTGCTACAGCAACTCCTAATACTGAACCTGTTCCTGTAACTGCTGCAAAACTATCGGAGTATCCACTTATTCGTCTATAACCACCCTCAAGGTTTGGTTCATAGTTTAATAGTTGAATTGCAGACCCCGGATTATCTGCACCTAAACTAAGAACATCTGCTCCTGTATTTAAGCCTCCTCTACAGTTAGCCTTAAAGGTGGATACTGCATCTGCCATATCACGAACTCAAGCTTAACATATGCGATGCGTACTTAGGTCTTACTATCATTGTAGACCTAACTGATAGTGGGTCATCTAATAGCAACCTACGCATCGTTTTTATCCCCTCTGTAAACTTCTGTTGATGTATTTGTGCTGACTGTTCGTTTGACCTAAACCTCATCATGTAGGTCATTGCACCATCTATTATAATATACTTAAATCTGTCTGGAACAATCATTGTGTCATCAAATGCAGACAAATCATCTGGAAACTTGTAGTATACGTATTCAATTACATAGGCTGCATTAGGTAATGGAGTAACACCAAACTTATTCTCTGAAGTTTGATAAACTAAATTAGGTACAGTTCTACCACCAGTTCCAGAGTTCTCCTCGACTGCTTTGTAAAATCTAACATATTCTTCAAAGGGGATTGTAGATAAAGCTTTAGCAGAATTGTTTTCACTAGTCAGAGACCTTATGTAAAAGGTTTCCCAATCTGCACTTGCTAGGTCAGTAGGAAGACTGTACGTTCCTGTACCTGCTGTTAATGTCTGTGTGGTAGTAGTTTTAAGAAATGGAAACTGATGTCCATCCTGTAGAATTTCTCTTATTGCATTATTGATTGCATCTTTAGCAATAGCCTGAACATTCTTAGCTGTTGAGAAGCCATCACCTGAGGTAGCAAGTGGTACTTCATTCATCCTCCTTAGGAGGTCATTAACTAGTGTAATGTATGTTGTAGCCACTCTTCACCCTTTATTCTCGTAGGGGCAAGGAGTAATTTCCCCGCCCCTGAAAGTTTTTAAATTTAAGCTAGTAAGTCTCTGTCAGCTTCATTAGCAGTCCGTGGACTGAGTTCTGAAACATCCATTAACAAACAAAAAACACGTATTTTACCTGCACTAAAGGTTGCACCGTCACCTGCAAAGGTGAGGTCCATTGTATCTGCAGAAGCAGTAACAAGAACACCTGCTTGAGCTACTGTTGGTGCATAAGCACCGTCAGAAGCACCGTCAATGTCAAATGCAGTAACGTACTCGTTAGGGTCAACCGCTGTACCTAGAGTGGCAGTAGCGTTAGTACCTGTGTTCATGGTTGCACTTTCTGTAACCTGAAAACCTGCCCACAAAATAACGTGAGAAGCAGGAATAGTAAGTGCTTGCACAATATCACCAGAAGAACAGTCAATCGCACTTGAAGTAAGGTCAACAGTGTTTTCAATCATGTAAGGTTTACGTGAAGGATTACCAGTTCCAGTAGTGGGTGCTAAGAATGTAGTTAATGTAGCCATTTTTTAATCCCCCTTACCCTGCGTTGTATTTAGCAGTCACGATAGCTTCTGGACGAAGTATCTTTCTGCCGTATAGGTGCATACCACGAACAATGTCTGCAAATGAGTCAGGGTCACGATATGTTTCAGTTTTGCTGAGTTGTTCAGCAGTTGCAACAGCAGAACCATGACCTGCAACAATCGCTCCGTAGTTAGCGTTTTGGTTTGCAGTTCCTGAAGTACCCGGCCCATCTCCTACAGAAGGTAGGTTGCTTGAAACATAGACTCTGAATCCTGCAAGGTTGTTAAGAACAAGACCGTTTTGCAACTTTCCTGCCCCACCGTAGTCAGCATTCATTAGTTTAGAGTTCTCGTCACCTAGTAGCTCCAAGAATACAGGGTCGATAACAAGCCATCTGTCTTGTGTATCAACTTGCTGTTGGTTGAGTAGTCTAGCCATACGATTTACAACAACCATTGGAGTAACAGCAGCAGTTCCTACAGAAGTAGCACCGCCAGTTAAGTTTACTACAGGAATAGAGTGGTCTCCTGCAGATGATGTTGTAATGCTTCCAAATGAACTCTTAATCAATTTCATTGATGTAAGAAGTTCGTCTGACCCTGCAGTTGACACAGCTTTAGCACCGTTAACTGAGTCGTTGACAGCATTTGCTACACCATGCAGAGTTCCTTGCTTATACCCTGAAAGGTATCCAAGGACTTCTTGGTCGTATTGGTCAGATAGTCGATATGCAGCTCTACTTGTAGCAAGCTCCATAAAGTTTACATGACTGTGGGCTTCCTCAATGTCGTCCATTTTAAAAGCATAGTAGTTTGCTTTATCAACAACAAGGTTAAAGTCCTCATCATCTAGGTCTTGTGCAGTTACCTGAGTACCTCTGGCATATGCACTGACTGAGATTTCAGGTTCTTTAATGATACGAACTGTATCACCCTGACCTGATATTTCTCCGAAGTAATCGGAGTTAGTTATATCTCCTACAACAGTTGACTTGCGGAATGCAAGCTGTACCTGTTTGGAGTAGATTACTGGCGAGAAATTACCATTAGGTAAATTGCCGTAACCTGTTGCGGTTGTAAAAGCCATAATAAGTCCTCCTTATGATTAGGTTTGGCTCGATTAAAAGCTAAACGTCATACACAGGGCTATACTTTCTAGAGTGCATACAGTTATTCGGTAGCGAACCTTGTAACCAATGGGTCTGTACTTATATAGGTAGTCATTCGTAGTTGTTTAGACTTGATTTTACTAAGACATAAAGGTAGTCTAGAAAGAGGCTTTGTGTCTTAGTCACTAGTTATACGGATAAAATGTTATTTGTCAACAGTTTATCTGCGATTTCCTGATAAATCATAAATAATTTTACCAGAACGATGAGCTGCATTTATCTTTTCAGCATTAGCAGCATATTGGTCAGCAGACATCTTCTCAATATCTGACTCTCTAATTGTATCTGCAAGTTCCTCAGCGTCAACTTGGGTCTTAGAACCCTTGTTTACTACGGAAGCCGCAGCTTTTCTTTTATTTTTCTTATCACTGGGAGTAAGCCCATTGTCAATTTTATATAAATCCAAGACCCTAACAACACTGGCAGGGTCATCAGTATTCTCGTAAAGAGCATTCTGAACCCATTTAGGCTGTTCTTCAACCCAGTTATGAAACTCCTCAGAGTTACGTAGCTTATCAAAGTCTTTATGCTGTTCCCTAATTTCATTTTCTGCTCGACTCCTTGTTGCTTCTGACTTTGCTTTTGTCAGCTCTTCAATTTGTATGTTAGCTTTGTCAAACATTTGTTTAGCCCTCTTGTCGGCTATAGTCTCTACTATACCTGCAACATCAGGATACTTTGCCACCCATGCTGCAATGTCTTCCTCAGACTTAGGAGGAACGAGATGCTCTGTCTGACCTAGCTTTTCTTCTAGTGCCTTAATCTTCTCATTAAGTTCCTTATCTTTTTGTTGCGAGTGTCTGCGTAAGTCACCGTAACGTACCTTAAAAGATTTCTCTTCATCACTTAAAGTTTCCTCAGGCTTTGCTTCAGTCTCCTCGACAGGAGGAGTTTCCTCAGTCTTGTTATCCATGAGTTCCTTTAACTCTTGTTCGTCTTTTTCAATTTTATCCTTGTACTTAGAACGACTTCTACTTACAAATCCTGCAGTTGCTTGGGGTGTTACTTCTGCTAGTTCTGGCATATTTTTCTCCTTTTAATGGGGCTGACTTGATTGTCAGGTAGCCTTAGGTTTTGTGCCTAATCCTTTTGTAGTTCTTTTCTTTTTTGGGTTTGGTTTGGGTTTAGATGCTAGTCCACCTTTAGTAAAACCACTTCCTCCTGTGTAACCTTTACCTGTAATTTGTCCTTTAGCTGTTTGCTCTTCTTTTTTTGTAGGTGTTATATTCATCTCATTTTGTTTCTTTTTCCAATCTGCAAGATTTTTATCTATACGTTTTTGTCGTGCTTCTTTTTCTGCTTTAGACTCTTTTTGTCCCGGAGGCTTTATACCTAAATTTTTTGCTGTTTTAGAATCAAGATTAACTTTAGGCTTTGGTTTGGGTTTGGGTTTATCACCACCACCTGTATTATCTTTATATTCAGGTACAGTTCTATTAACTCCTAACATATCATCTATGGTTTTACCACCACCAAGAATGTTATACTTACCTAATATACTATCTTCATAAAAATCATCTCCTGCAGGTTTTCTAGTTATCTTAGAAGGGTCGAGGTTAAGAATATCTGTAGAAGTAATTCTATCTTTACCTAACATTTTCTTTAATTCATATCGTCTAATAAAATGTGCCTTACCGTCAGCACCTTCCATTCTAATAAGGTCCATGTCTCTAACATTATTCTCGTTAGGCATAAATTGTACATTACCATACTTTGTTAAGGCAACACCTGTTGTTTCAAATTGTCTTTGAGCAGTAGGCTTCTGTCCTTTTTCTGTAGGTACTTGTCCTTCTCTTAGCTGAGACTTAGCAGATAAATCAGGTAGTTCTGGCACAGGATACTTTTTAATTAATTCTTCATAAGTTCCTGTAACTGGATTACCATCCATATCTTCAAAGGTTAGTATATCACCCTCATTACCTTCTTCTTCTACTTCTTTTCCTGTTAATCTATTAACAATATTGTTTAAGAAACTCTCAGGTTTAGGTGTATTTAAGTATCGAGTTAGCTGTAATCTCTCATAGTTGTTTAAATCTTTTCCTTTATATTGTCCAGACTCTAATATGGCTTTTGCAACTCCTTGACCCTCTTCTAAAGATATACCTGCTATAGCACCTAGAGGGGTAAACTCTGCAATACTTGCAAGGTTTCCATCAAATGAGTCTGCAGCCTTACCAAAATCTGTAGGAGAGTATTCTTCAAAGCGTTTTGCTATTCCTCTATCCTTATCTTCAATAAAACCTTGTACTCCTCCTCTGTCACTAATGACATCCACAGGTTGAGTTTCTTCAAGATTGTCCTGACTTCCTGCTTCAGGTTTAGTAAGAGACCAAGGAGATTCTGTATACTCAGCATCAGAAGGATTAACTAAGTTGCCATTAGCATCATAGAGTACTACCTGTATTCTTCCATCAGGGTGATAGTAGGTTCTAGTAGTTGTACCTGTAGGAACATTATTGCCAAAAAGACTGCTACCAAGATAGCCAAAACCTGAAAGAGGATTAAGAGATTTTAACTTAGCATCTTTATAGATGTCAGCATCGGTCATAACTCCTTCTGCAGCTTTAATAACTCCTCCTTTGTTCATTTCTGGAGTTATTGCAATAATTAATTGCTCCTCCTCAGGACTCATCATCTCTTCACTTTCTTCTGGAATAGGTTCTCCACCTATCCTACCACTTTTTTCCATTTGTTGCAAACCCATCTTAGCTTGCATACGTAAGTCTTCAAAAAACTTTACACCAAAGAAACGAACAACATCAGCAGGTACAACATATTCTCCATCACTTAACATAGCAGGAATGTCATCTCTAACTTCTTCAGCAAGAGAGCCAGAGGGAATATCATTACCACTCACAGGGTCACGCTTCATGCCATCATCCCTTAGACCTCCACCTTCTTGCATGAAAGCCATTTCAGTTTGTTTACCTAGCATTGACTAATCCTCCCTTTGCCATACCGACTGTTACATTCTCTAATTTAACATCATTCAAGATGCCACCAATATCTATACCTTTTACAGGTTCTTTTGTTCTTTTTCCAAACCCTTTAACCTCATCACTAAAAATAGCAGCCTTTTTAAGTATTATTTTTTCATGTAATTTTATTAAGTCTACAATACTTTCCTCGGTAAAAAATTCTTGAATTGCTTCCTCTGAAGTTAGCTTTGGGTCTAACTCTCTTAAAATATCATCACCCATTGCTTTTATCTGAGACCCATACTTACCTAGTCCGTCACCATATTCTAATAAAACATCTTCTAGTATTTCTTCCTCTCTCATTTGGAATTGTTCAAGATATCTATCAATTAATCGCTCTTCAACATATTTTCTACTACTATCTCTAGCCTCTATTTGTTTTTGATAGCCATCTGGATATGCAAAAGGAACACCACTTTCTCTAAAAGCAACTCCCTTTTTAAAAATATTTTCAGTAATTTCAGGTATTTTATCAAATATACTCTCAAGTTCTTTAACTTGAGTTACAGCATCCAATATCGGTGATATGCCTAATCTTATGTCAATGTCCTGACTTAAGTCTATATCAACAACCTCTTTAACATTATTTAAATTAGTTAAATCATTCTTAATATTAATTACATCATTCTTGTTAAATATAAAATTACTTCCGTATTCTAAAGTTACTGGACTTCCATCTTTTTTAAATTGTATAGGTTTAATCTGTCCATTTGACTTTCTTACAAGATTAGCAATAGCCTTGTTAAAAGCTTTTTCATATATTTCAAAGTATTTTTCAGTACCTCCTGTGTTCATAGGAGATAGGACATTTGGTTTTTCTAAAGTTTTTCTTATACCATCCCCTCTCATTATTCCTTCTGGAGATACTCTAGCTAAATCACTAACAAATGGCAGTGATGTACTTTTTGAACTAAGAGTTACACCTCTTGCATTAGCTAATTTTTCTAAAGGAGGGAGTATTATTCTTCTTGCTCCTCCTTTCTTAGCATCAAGTATAAGAGACACTAGAAGTTTTTCTACACCTTCTTCTAAAGAATTAATGGGTATGCTTTTTGTTATACCTAACTCTGCTTTAGCTTCCTCTCTGGCAGTTTTTCCTATTTTACTTGGAGACAATTCAGACTGTAATAAATAAAGTTCTTTTCCAAGCTCTTTTTCATTATCAATAAAATCTTTATATCTCTTAATATTAGCAACATCTGGTGTCTCAACAACCTTATTAGGTGATAAAGCATCTCCAGTTTTAACAAGAGATACAGTATCAGAAGTTATACCTGATTCACTTGCATTTATATTTTCTCTTAATTTATTAGTAGGAACTATTTGAGTATATTTACCAATACCTTTATTAGAAAATTTACCTTCTTTAATTAATTTATTTGTTTTATCTATACCTTCTTTTTTAATAAGGTCTCGTAAAGTATTAGGTAACTTCTGATACTTAAAAGGTAAATTAGAAAGTTCTTCAATAGATTGTTTTCTTGATTCATTTAATAGTGATTGCATAATATCAAATTGCAGTTCTTCTATAATAACATCTTTTCCATACTGTTTATATCTTAAATGTCCTAATTGGTCTGACCCAAACCCATGCGTAACTTCAGCCAGTTCCTGAAAATCTATTTGATGATTAGTTAACTTATCTATTTTTTCAGGTAAATAATCTATTAAACGTACAAGTTTTTCTTGACTATCAATATTTTTTATACCTAAAAAATTTAAATAGGGTTCTAGATAAGGAGTGCTTAAGTTATCAAAAACGGTTTTTTCAAACTCTTTTACATCTGCTTTATAGTTCATAAAACTATCTACACCAAATAAACTATTTGGGTCTTCTTTTCCAGCAGGATTAGGAACTCTAATTATAAACTCTGACTGTCCACTATTAACGGCTCTAGAATAAGACTTATTAACACTCATCCAAAAAAGTATATCTTTTCCAAAAGTGTCTTGTTTCTGCGCTTTCATATTACTTAAATAAGAATCATAATTATATTTTGCTTCACCATTTGCTAAAAAAGTAAAATAATTTTTTCCTATCTCCTTGTCAATCTTTGCTATTGCTTTACCTGCCTCTTCAGCATTAGAAAAAAGTTTTAGGTTTAGTTGACTACGTTGCATATATGTTAAGTCTTCAAGTATTAAAGAGTTATTTATATCATATTCATTTACTCTATCTAATTCATCAGAAATTCTATACAAAGAACTTCCGGGTAAAATTCCTCTTTCTTCAAAAAGAACATTACCTTTATCCTCTAGAACAGCAGGATGTCTAAGAATTATTTCTCCTCTTCGCTCCGTAACTTCTGTTGGTTCACCTATTTGAGCATTTATTTTAGTTTCAACAGGGGGGTTATTAACTATTAATGATTCGTTCTTTTGAGATTGTGTTCCTCTATATAAAGTATTATCTTTTCCATACTGTGTTCCAAAAATTCTTTCTCCTCTTCCAAGCCCAGAAGTTGTAAGAGCAGATAAATTATCTGTTCTGCCAAAACCTGCAAGTACAGGAATAGTGCGAACATCTACTTCAAAGTTTGTAGAAGAAGAATAGGGGTGTTCTATAGGGTTTTGTAACTGTTCATTTATTAAATTAAAATGTTTATCGTTTATATCTTTTATTCTAGATTTATATCTTTTAGGGGGCATTATTACAACAGGGTTATCAAACTCTGAACCAAACTCTACTCTATAGTTTCCATCAGGCATTAATTTAGCATTACGTAAAGCTTCAGAATAAAGAGTAGAATATCTAGCTGCTTCTTTTTGAAGTTCAGGTGTTTTAGTTGTATTATTTAAAAGTGAGGAAAGATATGAATTACCTTCAAACGCTTTTTCTGGGATAACCCCCTCGTCAGCAAGGTAAAAAATACTGTCATAGTTAAATATTCTACCTGTCTCTATTGAGTTTAATATTGCAGCATTATCTTCTGGTATATTTTTTATATGTTGAAGAATCTCCTCTGGTTGAATTATTCTTTCATTAGATACTTGTTTATAATTAGGAAAAGTGTATAAAGCTTCTGTGGTAGGACTGTATGTACTTATACCTTCCCTCTTTAAATAATTTTCTCTCTGTGCTAAATTTAAACTTATAGGATTAGTATTACGTCCAAGAATACTTGCCGCAGTTGCTACTTTATATGGTAGTTCTCCTTTATAATCTAATTGTACTTTTTGTCCAAATACATCTACTTCCGTAGGACTATCTATTTTAACCTTAGGAATATTACCACGTTCTGTAGTAGCCCAATCTAAGAGAGAAGTATTCTTCCTAACAACCTTACCTATATATTTTCCAAAAAAAGGAATACCCAATAATGCACTTAAGGCACTTGCCTGTGCATACTTACCTTCTTTAACTAGTTGACGTATATCTTCAACAAAAAAAGCTTCACCTGTTCCCGGAGCTAAGTCACCAAAGTTAGCTGCATTATACCCTGCTAAATTTGCAGTATCTTCATTTGCCCCTGCGCTTAGTGCTGCATTATATGCTGCATCAAAAGTTTCTGTGCGTAGTACATTGTTGTCATTTGCTCTAAGTTCTTTAGCATTAAATATACGTTTTTGTCTAAGAGCTGCATTATAT